GCGCCCCCTAAGTGTCATCGTCCCCCCCCCCCCCCCCCCCCCCCCCCCCCCCCCCCCGCGCGCGGCTCAACATTAGACAAAGGATTGAGTGCAAACACATCCGCCATAAAAACATCCAAAAATACAAAGTCCACACCATCCAACATTTTCAGGCTGCCTGAAACCGCGCCTATACCTAAAACGCCCCCTTAAAACCTGCTCCGATAGACCCCGCCGCCCAAACTTGCAAAACTGCCAAGCAATTTCAACCAAGACTTCACACGCATCATCATGGCAAGCGAATCCACACCACAAAACCAACCCAAAAACACCACGCAAACCGACTGGCGCATCATCGGCGTATCAGGAGACACCATTGACGGGCGCGAAATTTCCGCCGAGCAGCTGAACCAAATGGCAGAGGACTACAACCCCAAAGTCTATGGCGCGCGCATCAACATTGAGCATAGCTGGTGGTATTGGGACGACCGAGACACAGGCGGCTTGGGCGACGTGATTGCGCTCAAAACCGAAGCATGGGAGCAAGACCCCAAGAAAACCGCCCTACTCGCCAAATTCAGCGTGTACCCCGCCATGCAAAACCTGTGGGATGCGGGGCGCAAAATCTATACCAGCATGGAAATCCATTCCAATTTTGCCAACACCAAGCGCGCCTACCTGACAGGCTTAGCCATCACCGACACCCCCGCGAGCTTGGGCACCACCGCCAATTTCAGCTACGCCCAGCAACACGCCGACAACAAAGGCAAAGCGTTTAGCGAATACCGTGAATTCAGCCACAACCAGCACGCTAATCCCCCTGCCTCCAACCCTGAAAGCCCCAACATGACTATCCACACCGAACCCCAAACCGAAAACCCACAAACCGCCCCAACGCAGCCTGAAAACCATACCGCCGCGCCTGCTGCGCCTGCAACTGCAACGGCTGCCGAACCTGCGCCGACTGTTAGCCAACTGCAAGCGCAAATCAGCGCCTTGCAAGCTGAGCTGACCGAATTAAAAACCCAACTCAACACCGAAGCGCACACCGGCAACCGCGCCCCGCACACGGGTAACGATGCGCCAATGCCTGCCATTTGGTAAACCCACCCCAATCATTCACATCAGGTAAACCCATCCCAAGCATTCACATCACGAGGACACCCTATGAACAAAAACCTGCTTACCACCGCGATTGCCACCCTGTTTAGCCAAATCGCCCAAACCAACCACATCAGCAAGGAACAAGTGCAAAGCGGTTACACCATTGCGCCTGCCGCCGTGCAAACTATGTATGACCAAATCGCACAAAACACCGAGCTGCTGCAACACATCAACCTTGTGGGCAAAACCGAACAGATAGGCGAAGTGATCGGTTTATCCAGCGGCTTGGTGGCATCCAACACCGACACCACCCAAAGCGGCAACGAACGCCAGCCTAAATCCATTCACAACTTGGAAGGGCAAAAATACACCCTGCAACAAACCAACTTTGACGTTGCCCTGCGCTACGACGATATTGACCAATGGGCGCACATCACCGATTTCCCCGCGCGCATCAACAACAAAATCGCCGAAAGCATCGCGCTATCGCTCATCACCATCGGAATGAACGGCAAAGAGCGCGCCAAAACCACCAACTTTACTTCCAACCCCTTATTGCAAGACGTTGCCAAAGGCTGGCTGCAAAAAATGCGCGAACACAACGCCGCTCGCGTAATGGGCTGGCAAGCGGGGCAAGTGGGCAAAACCGCCCAAGAGGTTAAATGGGGCAGCGCGCAAACGGCTGAATACAAAAACTTGGATGCTGTGGTTAAAGATGCCATCGACAGCCTGATTGACGAGCGTTTCGCCGACCGCAACGATTTTGTCGTGCTATCCAGCCGCCGCACGGTGTCCGACAAATATCTCAGCATCATCAACGCATCGGGCAGCAAAGCCACCGAGATCGAAGCGAGCGGGCGGCTCAACCAATCGCGCACGCTGGGCGGCTACCCTGTGATGTACGTTCCCAACATGCCCGCTAACACGCTGCTCATCACGCCGCTGAAAAACCTGTCTATCTACTATCAGACCACCGGCGAGCGACGCTACATCGTGGACAACCCGAAAAAAGACCAACTGGAAAGCTACCAATCTAAAAACATTGACTACATCGTTGAGGAATACGGTGCGGCGGTGTTGATTGAGAACTTAGCTGAAACCAACGCCTAAACCCAAAAGGCAGCCTGAAACGTGCATCGCCTACTTTCAGGCTGCCTGAAACCACAAAGCAAAGGACACCCAATCATGGCAAGCCCAGCCCAACGCCACCGCATTGCCCACGAAGCGCTTGTTGCCGCGCAAAACCAAGGCGACCCAATCGAGCTGACCGCCTACCAGCAGCTGCAACAGCAATACATCGCCGACAAAACCCTGCTAAGCAACCTTGCCAGCATGCAAGACAAAATCGCCTACAAAGCCCAAGCCTTGCCCAAATACCAAGACTGGCTGAACAGCGTATTGCAGAGCGGACAAGCCCACCCCAACGACACGCTCACGCCCAACCTGCTGATTTGGCAGATTGACTGCGGGCAGCTCAACGAAGCCATGCCGCTCGCCCAGTTTGCCATTGAGCACAATCTGGAAAGCAGCGACGAATACCAGCGCAACCTGCCCACCATCATCATTGAGCAATACGCCGAGCAAATCAGCCAAGGCGCAGCCATTAACCCAGAGCATCTCCGCACCCTAGTGCAATGGGCAACCGAAAAGCAAAACAACCAGCACACCCACAACATCCCCGACACCGTGCGCGCCAAGCTGCTCAAAGCCGCAGGCGAGCAGCTGGAAGAGAGCGACCCGCAAACCGCGCTTGCGCTCTACCAGCAGGCGCTGGGCTACAACGAAAAAGTCGGCGTGAAAAAACAGATTGAAGCGCTGCGCAAAGCGCAACATTAAGCTCCCCCCGCCGTATCGTGAGCGATAAGCCGTCTTGCCGCTGATACCGACAAGCCTGCCTTATCGCCCCACGATACCCTATTCCCCCAAGCCCGCCATGCAAAACACACCCATCAGCTTTACCGGTACGCCCACCCCCACCCAGCAGCCCCAACACCAAATCATCACTTCCGACCCCTTTTTTCCCAGTATCAATCTTGACCACCTGCGCCAAGCCATGCGCATTGACAACACGATTACTAGCGAGCGGCTTTTTCAGGCTGCCATTGAAGCCACCATCCACGTTAATCGCCAGCTTGCCACGCTCAAAAAGCATTGCCAGCTCACAGGCAAAAATACCCTTGCCGAACACGCCCCGCAGCAACAAATCAACGGCATCAGCATTTGGGAACACCGCTATCAGCAAGCCGTTTATAACTACACGCTCGCCACCCTAAACGACCAATACGCCGACTACGATGCCAGCGGCAAAGCCACCGCCCGCAGTGAAACCAAACAGCACAACGCCGACCAATACCGCCGCAGTGCCCACGCCGCCATTGCCGACATCACAGGCAAACAACGCACCGATGCCGAGCTTATCTAGCCGCAAAAGGCAGCCTGAAAATGACCAAGCCGACCAACACCTTTACCAGCAGGCAAGGCGACACACTGAGCAAAATCGCCTACGAACACTACGGCACAAGCGCGGGGCAGGTGGAACGCATTCTTGAAGCCAACCCCAAACTTTGCCAGCAGCCGCCCATTTTGCCCGCAGGCATCATCATCGTTTTGCCCGACAGCGAACCTGCCAGCACACAAACCACCCTGCCCCCTACCCTTAACCTTTGGGATTAACCATGCACCAAGCCAACGACACTCAAACCACACTCATCAATATTGCCGTGATTGCCATCGGCAGCTACCACCTACCCCTTTCCGTTGCCAGCGGTGCGCTGATTGGCGCGAGTCTGTTTATCGCCCGCAAGCAAAACTACCCCGTGTTTCACAAAGCATGGCTATTTATGATTTCCTTTTTCAGCGGCGTATTTGGCTACGAAAGCACGGATGAAATCATCAACTACATCCTGCCCGACCAGCTCCCGTTGCACATCAACAGCTTTATCGGTGCGCTGCTCGCCGCCGCCTTTGCCGTTATGCTGATTGAAAAAATCTACGCATGGCTAGACACCCGCCTCAACCCTACCCCAGCCACCAAGGAGCGCGACCATGACCAATCTACAAAATAACGCCATCATCGCCCTAAGCCTTGCCGCCGCCATTAGCCTGTTGCTGTTTGACAGCCGCCATAAAACCCACAAGCCCATTAGTGCGCTGATTGCATGGCTGCTGTTTATCCAAATGAGTGCGATTTTCCTTGCCGTGCTCGCCAAAAGCCAAGCCCTGCTCAACTGGCTGCTGATTGCCAACCTTGCCCTGCAAACAGGCAGCATTCTTTACGCACGCGGCAACGTTTCCCGAATTTACCACCCGAAAAAGGCACAACATGAACAGCAACTTTAACCAGTTTATTGAACGCATCCTCAAAACCGAAGGTGGCTACATCAACCACCCCAAAGATCCAGGCGGCGAGACTAACTGGGGCATCACCAAACGCGTTGCCCAGCAAAACGGCTACAACGGAGCAATGCGCGAACTCACGCGCGAGCAAGCCAAAGCCATTTACTACACCGCTTTCTGGCAACGCTACAACATTGAGCAGTTTCCCAGCGCACTCGCCTACCAGTTTCTTGATGCTTGCATTAACCACGGCTACGGCAACGCCGCCCGCATGCTGCAACGCGCCCTAGACGTTGCCGATGACGGCGTGATCGGCAAGCAGACCCTAGCCGCCCTTGCCCAGCACAGCGAAAACGATTTGCTGCTGTTGTTCAACGCCGAGCGCGCCAATTTCTACACCCGCCTATCCACCTTTGCCACCTTCGGGCGCGGCTGGACAAACCGCATTGCGGAGAACCTGCGCCAAGCCGCCCAAGACAACACCGACCCGCAAGTGGGCTATATACCGCCCGATAACGCATAAACGGCACAAAAAAGGCAGCCTGAAAACCAAGCTGCCTTATTCACAACATCAAACCGCTACACACAAAAGGCAGCCTGAAAATGACCCTGCACACCAAACTCACTTTGCTGTTTAGCCTTGCATGGCTTATTGCCCTTGGCTGCGCAATACACCAAACCAACCAACTGAAAGACGCGCAACAGCAACGCGACACGCTTGCCCAAACGCTCAACAGCGAGCGCAACAAAACCCAAGCCCTGATTCGCGCCAATGCCCAGCTTAACCAGCAACTGCAAACCGCCCAGCAACGCGCGGCGCAGCAGCAAAGCCAAATCAACCACGCTTTGCAAAGCAACCCACAATGGGCAGCCCAAGCCCTGCCCGCCGATATTCAGAAAGCCCTTAATCCATGAGACCGCCTGCCCTTATCGCGCTGCTTATTCTGAGTGCCTGCCAAAGTATCCCCGAACCTGTTGCGCCTATTTGCCCGCAAGTGCCTGAATGCACACGCCCCAGCAACCCCATCACCACCCAAGGCGAGCTGGTGCAAGCCTATCAAGATACGCTTGCTGCTTTTGAGCAATGCCGCATTGCCCGCGACACGCTCGCCGCCTGTATCAACCCCACGCAACCACCATCACAATAAACACAACCATGTCCCGACAAATAGACCACGCCTGCGAATTAGAGGAACGCTATCGCCAAGCGGCATTAGACCATCAAGCCAAACAAAACTACCCCCAACGCCCCAGCGCCAGCCATTGCCAAGATTGCGGCGAGCCGATTCCCGAAGCCCGCCGCCGCGCCGCGCAAGGCTGCCAATACTGCATTGAATGTCAAGAAAGAATAGAACATGCAAAAGCCAAATACATTGCGCGCTGAAATTGAGCGGCAACTGCCCGAGTTGGCGCAAAACCCCGACAAGCTCAGCATGAATATCACGCAGGGCAAAATCATTGCCAACAAAGGCAGCCTGAGCCACACCACCGAATACACCTTAAACATCCTCATCACGGATTTCACCAGCGACATAGAAATCCTGAAAACCACGATTATCCATTGGGCGCAAGCCAACCAGCCCGATATTCTCGGCGCGGGCAGCACACCCAACCAACGCACGCTCAGCTTTGAAGCCGACATCCTGAGCAACCAAAGCTACGACCTGCTGATTGAGCTGCCGCTGACCGAGCGCACGCTGGCGCAGTCTAATGAGCACAACCAAATCACGATTAGCCACCCACGCAACGCCAACCATAGCGACCTGCTGACCGCGCTGGGCACCGCCCACCCTATCCCATAAACCATGACCGAACTAGACCAATACATCTTACAAATTGACCACCTTGTGCAACAGCTTAGCCCCGCGCAAAGTCTGAACCTGATGCGCAAGATAGGCAGCAAAATTCGGCAAAGCAACAAACAGCGCATCAAAGCCAACACCGAACCTGACGGCAACGCCTTTACCCCCAGCAAAGCGCACGCCAACGGCAGAAAAACCCGCCGCATCGGCGTTGAACAAACCTTTTTATACAAAGGCACGTTGCACCGCTACCGCACCCTGCACGACTATGGCGATTACTACATCGGCTACGACTACCACACCCACGCCACTTTCCAAGCCCATAAAGACAAAATCCATCTGCCCACGGGCGACGGGCGGCGGCGACAAATGTTTCGCAAAATCCACCAATACAAATTTCTCAAACTCAAAGCGCAAAGCCATGAAGCGGCGATTGGCTTTTTGAGCGGTTTAACAGGCTACATCGCCGCCGCCCACCAATACGGCGCAGAAACCCGCCCTGAGCGCACGCTGCTGGGTTTCTCCGAAAGCGATTTGCAGCTTATCCAACACATCCTCAAAGAACATTTAAACCCAAGCCGTTAAGGCAGCCTGAAAATATACCTAGAACACTCCCTTAACTCCGCCCGCGCAAGCCATTGCGCCGCGCCTCGCGCATAATCCAACCATCTATTTTTGTCCCAAGCTGCCATGAACACGCCCACCCCAGCCAGCCACAACCGCCTGATTGCCAACCTGCTCAAACAAGGCAACATCGCCCAAGCCGATGCCGCGCGCGGTTTGGTGCGCGTGCAGCATGGCGATTTGCTCACCGACTGGCTGCCTTATTTTGTGCCGTTTGCGGGCGGCGTTTCGGTGCACCGCGTGCCGAGCGTGGGCGAAAACTGCCTTGTGCTCTCGCCCAGCGGCGAAATCGCCAACGGCTTGGTGTTGTGCGGATTGGCTTCCAACCAACATCCGCAGCCCGGCACGTCACCCGATGAAACCATTATCAGCTTCCCAGACAAGGCCCAGTTTAGCTACAACCATAGCTCAGGCCGCCTGAAAATCAGCGGCACAAAAACCATTGAAATTGAAGCTGGCGAAAGCATCACATTTGACACGCCCAAAGCCACGTTTACAGGCGAAGTGATTGTGCAAAATCTGTTCACTTTCCTTGCAGGCTTGGCAGGCAGCAACAGCCAAGGCGGCGCAGCTGCCACCATTACGGGCAATGTGAACCACACCCAAGGCAATCTAACCAGCAACGGCATCACGCTGCACACCCATACACACCAAGGCGACAGCGGCGGCACAACAGGAAGCCCGCAATGATGAACGAACACAACGGGCGGCGCATCAGCCTGATTGACCATGTGCACCAATCCATCCGCAATATTTTGTTTACCCGAATTGGCACGCGCGTGGAGCGCGAGGAATACGGCAGCCTGCTGCCCGAGCTGTTGGACATGCCGCTCAACGACATCACGCTGTTGCGCTGCAACGCCGCCGTTGTCCTTGCCATCGCACGCTGGGAGCCGCGCTACCAAATAGAGCAGGCGCAAACCCAAGTTGTCCCGCAAAACGGCAGCCTTGCCGTGCAAATCCAGCTTTCAGGCAGCCTGAACGGCAACCTGCAAGACTACATCATCGAAGCCTAAACCATGCAGCAAGAAATTGATTTAAGCCAACTGCCCGCGCCGCAAGCCATAGAGGAAATCAGCTTTGAAAGCATTTTTGAGCGCGAAAAGCAAAAGCTGATTGCGCTTTGCCCCGAGCATATCCGCACCGCCATCGCCGCCACGCTGGAACTGGAAAGCGAGCCGCTGACCATTGATTTGCAGCAACGCGCTTATGCCGAAATGCTGCTGCGCACACGCATCAACGAAGCCGCCCGCGCCACGTTCCTTGCTTTTGCCACAGGCAGCGATTTAGACCACATCGCCGCTTCGCGCGGGTTGAGCCGAAAAATCATCCAAGCAGCCGATGAGCAGGCTAACCCGCCCATCCCAGAAATCAAAGAAAGCGACACGGCGTTGCGCAAACGCGTGCAGATGCACCCTGAAAAATTTGCGGCCGCCGGTCCGCGCGCTGCCTACAAAGCGCACGCACTGGATGTGGACGGCGTTGCCGATGCCAATCCCATCCGCCCCAAAGCAGGCACGGTGCGCGTGTACATCAAAGCCCACGCAGATAACGGCATCGCTGATGCGGGACTGCTCGCCCGCGTGAAAGAGTATCTCTCCGCAGAGGAGCGCCGCCCCTTGTGCGACACGGTGGAAGTGGAATCAGGCAGCCTGAAAAACATCACGATACGCTATCAGACGCGCTACCAAAGCCAGCTTGGCAAAGAGGTGGTGCAGAGCGAGCAGCAAAAAGCGTTGGATGCTTTATTTGGTGAACACGCCCATTTGGGCGCGCATATCGCCCTGTCCAAAATCATCGGCGCGCTGGATGTGGCGGGCGCGGAAAAAGTGATTTTGCACGAGCCTGCCACGGATATTGAATGCGGCGCGGGCGAATTTATCCATATCAACGCCATACAAAGCAGCGAACTGGTTTAGTCATGCAAAGCATTCTGCCCAGCAACAACAGCCCCCTGATGCACGCGCTCGCGCAACTGAGCGAGCAGCAAATTGCTGCGCTGGATTGGCGCGTGATTTTGCAAAACCGCGAAGCACGCACCTGCCAAGTGCCTTTTTTGCCCTATCTAGCTTGGGAAAACAGCATTGCCGATGCGGAGGGCTGGGGTTTTGCCGAAACCGAATCGGCGCAACGCAACCTAATCCAAAACTATGTTGCCAAGCATCAACATAAAGGCACGCCCGCCATGATTCGCCAGCTATTCCGCGATTTGCAACTGGGCGAAATTGACATCTTGGAGCGCGTGCACAACCTGACCTTTGACGGCAGCGCCACTTTTGACGGCAACTTCTTTTTCGGCGGCGGCAGCGATGATTGGGCGAAATATGCCATTGTGTTAAAGCGCGTGGTTTCCATTGCGCAAGCCGAAATCATCAAGCAGTTTTTGGCTGAAATCACGCCGCTGCGCTGCGAGCTGATTTATCTGGACTACCGCAGCAACCCGCTTTACTGGAACGCCGAAATTGCGTTTGACGGAACACACACTTTTGGAGCCATTACCTCATGACCGATACAGCCATTCAAGAAAACCCACAATGGGAAGCCATCGTCCGCCAAGTAGATACGGGCGACCGCGTGCTCGGTGGAGCGGACGGCGCGGTAAACATTGCCTACCGCCAGCTTGCCAACCGCACGAGCTACCTGAAACAGCAAATTACCGAGCTGAATGCAGCGTTGCCCGGCAATGCCACTGCCAAAACAGCGGGGCTGGTCAAGCTCATCAACACGCTCAACAGCACCGTCACCGATGCCGCACTCACCGCAGCGCAGGGCAAAGCCTTGAACGATGCGATTACAAAATTGAACGAGCTACTGACGGGCTACTCGTCATACAGCCTACTTCCAACCGGAGCAGTTTTTTTCTATTTAGGAGAAACCGCACCATCAGGTTCGTTAAAAATGAATGGTGCGGCAATTTCACGCACACTTTATGCGAATTTATTTGCGTTAATTGGCACGCGATATGGTGCAGGCGATGGGCATTCTACATATAACCTGCCTGACGCACGCGGGGAATTCCCGCGCTTTTGGGATGACGGACGCGGGGTGGATGTGGGGCGCGGGTTGGGGACTTGGCAGAATGATGCCATTCGCAATATCACCGCGCAGATGTACCTGTACGGCCAAGATGGCTCAAGCAGCCAGGGCGCGTTCGGCTTCCGCAAGCAGGGCGAGCGCGGGCTGGTATGGTCGCGCAACGACAACAATGCGGGCGTGGTGATGGATTTTTGGCTGGACGCGTCCAAAGTCGTCCCCACCGCCCAGGAAAACCGCCCACGAAACATCGCGCTGCTGGCGTGTATAAAATATTAACGAAGGGACAAAACGATGAGCGATTTACCCCAAACCAAACCTGTATGCCAATTGGATGCAGATGGCTTTTACCTGCATCAAACCGTTGCCGATGCCGACCCGATGCAGCCTGAAAACTGGCTCATCCCCGCAGGGTGTGTTGATGCCGCGCCGCCCGCAGTCAAACCCGAGCAGGCGGCGAAATGGCAGGCGGAAAGCAAAAAATGGGCATATTTGCCCGACTATCGCGGCAAAACCGCTTACCGCACCGACAACGGGCAGCCTGAAACGGTGCAAACCGTGGGCGAGTTGCCCGCGCATTTAACCCTAACCGCCCCGCCCAGCGAACTGCATCAATGGAACGGCAAGACATGGACGTTAAGCAAAGAAGCCGCCGCAGCCGTTAAAGCTGAGCAGCAGGCTGAAATGTGGGAGCGGATTAAAGCAAAACGCGCCCAATCCTGCCATGCGGGCATTTACATTAACTCCATCAAAAAATGGATGCACAGCGACCTAGACAGCCGCCAGCAATACACCTTTTTGCGCACGCTGAATAAGCTGCCCGAAGACCTAGTATGGAAAACCCTAGACAACAGCTTTGTGCCTATGACGCGCGAGCTGCTGGACGAATTAACCTTAAAACTGATTGCCGATGAGCAGCACGATTTTCAAAACGCCGAGCGGCATAAAGCTGCCATGCTGAAAGCAGAAAACCCGCTGGAATACGACTATTCAAGCGGGTGGAGCGCAGCCGAGTTAATGGACAAGGAGGTGCAACATGGATAACCGCATTGTTTTGGCGTTGTACAAAGGCAACCGCAGCGGCAAGTGGTACAGCCCCAGCGTGCTACAAGCGCGGCTGGGCGACTGGTTGATACGAAAATTCACACGCAGCCCTTACAGCCATTGCGAAATCGCCGTAAATAAGGGAAATGGGCAATACGACTGCTATTCCGCCAGCCTGCGCGACGGCGGCGTGCGCATGAAAACCATGCCGCTGCCTGCGGATAAGTGGGATTTAATCCCCGTCAATCAGCAAGATGCCTACATTGATGTGCTGAACTATTTTGCCCAAACGCGCGGCAAACCGTATGACTTTATCGGTGCGTGCGGCGTTATTCTCGGCATTAAAGGCAGCCTGAAAAAGTGGTTTTGCTCGGAATGGTGCGCGGCGGCACTTGGGCTGCAATATCCTGATAGATACAGCCCGCAGGCGTTGGCAAACTGGCTGCGGCAGCCTGAATAAAAGCCAAAAAATTCAAATAGTGGTTTAAAATCTTGTTTTTATCACCTTTTGGAGAATAAGCATGGAAAACGACGAATTGGTTCGGTTTTTTATTGAACGAGGCGTTATCAGCACTGAAGAACGTGTAAAGGAGCTTGAAAAAAGGGGTTGGGTGAAGGTAACGCCCGATGGATTTAATGATGTCTGCAAGGAGTTTGCGGAGAAAATGAAAGAAAAGTATCCCGAAATAGAGGTGCCAACTTGGGACGATTTTAAAAAGAGTATCGCCCAGCAAAGCAAACAAAATATGTTGGATATGTTGCTAAGAGCATCAGGGCAGAAATCTTAATCATCAAGGCAGCCATTTTCAGGCTGCCTTTTTTTATGGAGAAAAGCATGGATTTAAATGGCAGAAAGGAGCGGGCATGCCAGGAAACACACA